GGTGAATCAGCCTTACAGCTTGACACCGGACTGGTAGGCAAAGGTCTTCTGGAAGTTCTTGATGCCACCGGTCACTTCAGTCTTGTCAGACCATGCGTTGTCGGCTGCAACATCATTCCAGTCGTCGTTCTCGGTGCTGTTTCCATTGCGGGCTTCCATGATGTGGCCGGCGAACTCGGTTGCAACGGTTGCCTCGGCAAAGCCACTGCCGGAGTTGGCGTCAGGGGTGACGGCAATCTGGTAGTTCAGGGCCGCCGGAGGTTCGGCGTTCTTGGCGACGGCACGAATCTGGGCCTTCGTGGAGACCTGGGCGCTGTTCACGTTCACCAGGCTGGACTTGGCCTTCACAATGTTACAGAACGCAGGGATGTCACGGTTGTTTGCAGATGCAAACACACAGCGAATCTGGCTTGACGTGCTGGTGTAGTTGCCGGCAACGTCGAGGACCGCGTACTCTTCACCGGTCAGGTGGGAGCCGTCGGTGCTCGCGTAGGTCAGAACCTTCTCAGCTTCGATGTTGTACAGGCCGTTGGCCTTGTCCTGAGAGTCGAAGTCGAAGTTCTTGTTCTCGGTCAGCTTTCCACCGTTGGTGAGAATGCTGTCAACATACGTGACGGCAGCGACAACCTCGCTGTCGCCAAGCTTTCCGGTCGGAATTGCATTCGGGGTGGCAAGGAGCCAGTTCATTTTGTTATTCCTGATGCGACGAACGTTGTTGCTGAAAGGCTACCACCAAAGTCAACACCAACAGTTATTTTTATAATTTCATTCTTTTTGTAGTCATCTTTAACAATAAATTCTTTTGTGTTATTAGCAAAATATTCATAACACAGTCCTTGAGCAATACAACGCTCACCAAGAATATCTCTCCGATACCAAAGCGATCCAACTTCATACGTTTGCATAATTTCTTCTAAACGCTCGGGTGTGATAGACAAATTGTCCATCAATGTAAAGTGCTGATAATTATACCCTCCTAAATAATTTATTATTTTGTATTTATCTACGTAATTAGAATATATAGGGTGAGTAGGCGCACAAGGGTTAAAGTCCCATAATATTTTGCTTTCGATTGATGCTAGTTGCCTGCCCAGTGCTGTCTTGATAAAACTAATCCTTGAATCATCGCTATCAAAATGCAAGTTTATTTCGGTGGCGATCCATAGGCCATATGAATTACCTAGTATTTTTTTGTAGCTGTCTGCTTTGCCACCACCAGCAAATATAAGTATCTTCTCTCCCGTTAAGGTGTTAATATACAATGCTTCATTATCTTTGTACTTCCCCCACCTGCATCTGCCTCTAAATAAGTGCTCTAGGCCATAACCGTTAGAGTCTCCAATGTTTAATTTTGCGTTAGCAATTGTCGAGCCTGTTGCTAAATGCAGTTTGTCGGGGCATCTCTCTAAAAAATCACAAGCAATTATACAATTAGCAATTGTTTTTCCACTCCTAATAGAGCCCTCAGCAACACTCATTTTTGATTTAAAACCTTTGTGAATATAATCTTTCCATTTTTTAGAAAATGGTTTCCATTTGATTGTTGTTTGGCGTGGCTGATATTGCAGGGACAATTGGTTAGGAATCATTTGCGTCATCATCGCTTATATCTCCTGGATCAATTTCATCGTCGTTGTATAACAATAATTGGCTTAATGGTTTTAAATCTTCGATTGTGCCTTGTGCTTTAATATTGATCGTGTCTGGGTTCAAACAATAGCGTTTGGCTAGTTCTTTAGCTGCTCGCAATCTATCTGTTGCTGTTGGATGCTTTTCAACAATTCGTGCTTCAGAAAATCCTCGTCCTATTCCCTCAACCACAATTTGCTCTTCTTTGATTTTACCTCGCATTACTTTTGTCAGGAACTCTAAGACCTCGTCAGCGCTTGCAATTTTCTTGTTCATTCGGCTTTCTGTATAGGCCCGAATCTCTTCCTCGAGTTTCTTCGCGTTTTCTTGTCCTATTGAATATGCCATTTTTTTTGAGTACCCGGCCTTTTCCGCTGCTTTAGTCATGTTCCCCAATTTCACATACTCAACAATAAATTTTTGCTGTTTAAGAGTCAGCTTTGGCTTTTTATTTTCCC